CCTGAACGTGGAACTGTTGAAGCCGAAAATGGGGACACAGAAACAGTTCGTCTTCTCGATGCGAGCTATGCAGTCGATTTTGACCAAATTAGCCCTGAACGGGCGTTACGGCGTCTGAACAAGAAATTCAGGCTGAAGTCATGGGTCAATAGCCGGGGGACGCTCATTGTCGGTGTTCCTGAACACAATTCCGTCAGGCACATTGCGGCGTCAGACGACGAGCGAGTCTGGCGCTACAAGGACCCGAACATTAGCCACGGTCGGGAACCTATTAAGAAAATTATCGTTGAGGGTGCTTGGGTAGATGAACCCGGACGGGAGGTTAATCCTCTGGACTGGTTCGACCAAGATGAGAGCCAAGACGCAAAAGCTATAGGAATTGCTGAACGTGAAGACGTAGACTACGGAAGCACATCTTACGTCAGTTCTACTAAGGCAAAACGAGACGCTTTGCCTCATGTTGCCCGTCTGGCTCTTAAGGAAAAGATGAAGCAACAAAACGCTGGAACCATTGAGATAGACCCGGATATTTCTGGAACAAAGCATACGGACCCGCTTGACCTGATGCCCGGCGACCTTCTACATATTGTTCCAGAGGATGCCTACTTCGATAATCCAACTGCCGATTCTGGTGCTATCGGGGACCCACCCGATAACCCTGGGGCGGTCTGTGGGGTTTTTGTGAACAACGAAGTGTATCTTGTCTCCGAGGTCGAACACAATGTCACCAAAGACGGAGAGTGGCAGTTGTTCGCAGACCTGGGCATGTTCTCCGACGTACCGATTCGCTCTTTCATGAGTTATTTCGACCCGACTTCAGACGAGTGGGTCGATAACAGCGAGATTGCCAACAATGGTAGTCTGGAAGGCGGGCTGTTCGAGTCTATCTAACTTTACATGGAACACGGTAAAATCACGACAGTCAACTACGAAGATGGAGTAGCGTATTGTAACGTCCAAGCAATTCGCCTCAACAACGAATATCAAGACGTTCCCGTACTGAAGACGCACTCTGGCTTTGTTCAGGTCCCCGAACAGGGGATGACAGTCGCAATGGACAGTCTGAAAGATGGTACTCGGTTTATTACCCATGTCGTTAGCAAGGAGAACGCATCTCCTGACGACCTCGCAGAAGGAGACTTGGCGATTCAGCTTGACGGTGACACGATAATCGAACTGTCTAAAGCCGGAAGCGACTATGACGTGTCTATTGGTGCTTCTGGTCAGCTAAATCTTGAAGCTACCGGCACCTTGTCGCTGAAGGCGGGTAAGAATCTAACTATCGACTCTGACGCCAAGGTCGAAATTCAGGGTATTCCTTTCGCAGACCATACACACGACTATTCGTGGACCGATTCTGGTGGCTCTGACACGACAGACCCGCCACAGTAACCGATAGCAGAAGACTCACCGATGCAAGACCTCAAACTCAACAGTAACTTCTCGGTCCACCTGGACGACCGGAACGACCTCGCTACGGTCAGCGGGCGCGAGGCGTTCGAGCAGTCGGTCGTGATGATGTTGACCGATTTCATGTACGGAACCGTTCCCGGCCTTTCCAGCCGCGAGAACATCAAAGAACGAATCAATCTTGAGGTGACTCGTGTTGCCCGCGAACACGACCTCCTCGACAGTATCGAGTACATCAGTATCAACGAAAAGCTCGGCAAACCGGACACCTTCGAAGTTAGAGTATCGTACTCCTCGACTGACGAGGCCGAGTTTGAGGAAGACATCACTGTCCAGTAGTTACCTAATTTATGACAATAAAAGACGGCACTTTCAACGAAAAGACGACGGAGGCTATCCTCGACGCAATGATAGCCGACGCGAAAGACTACTGGGATGAAGGACTCAACGACACGTCGCTAAACGTCATCCGCAACTTTTACCGGCCTATCGCCATGCGGCTTGCCGATGCCCAGTTGGACATCGGTCTGGTCCTCGAATCGACCCAAATCGACCATGCTGAAGGCATGGCCCTTGACCTCCTGTGCGCCCTTATCGGGGTCAAACGCGATAAGGCCAGGGGGGCAGAAGGCTACGTCACGTTCAGCCGGGACACGCCAGCGCAGTCAAACTACACTGCTCCCGCTGGGACCGAAGTTCAGACCGACTCGGCTGACCCGGTTCAGTTCGAAACCACCGACACTGCAATTCTCCGTGAATACGACGACTTCGAAGACGGAGATATTTCGGAGTACGAGGGCGACACGGGTAGCTTCAACGTTCAGTCTACTACAGTTCTCGAAGATAGCTACTCTCTGGAAGGTCCAGCGACGAGTGGTGTCGAGATTCATCGGACTAACGTCGAACTGAACGAGGGGACTGACTTCAGGTTCTACACCCAAGTTGGCGCGAGCGCGGTTTCTATCACGCGGTTTTCATATATCGACGCCAACAACTACTATCAGGTCGTTGTTGACCACAACACCGACCGTGTGGCCCTCGAAGTGGTCGAGGGCGGTACCAAGTTTACGGTGGTCGAAGACACTACCGCTGGTGTTCCGAGCGGTGAGCGGGTGAAGGCGAAGGTCCGCTGGGACCGTGGCGGCGACTTCTCGCTGACGTTCCTCGACGGAGCCGACAACCAGTTCGCTTCTCTTGACGGCAACGACCCGACCCACACCGGGGGCGGAATTGGCTTCAAGAGCGGCGATGCGAACGCGACAAAGTATTGGGACTTCATGACGGCGACCGCCGCGACCGCTCCGGTCAGGGCAGTTGAGCCGGGTGTTCTCGGGAACACGGCCCGAGACACGATTGTCGTGATGCCCGACCCCCCGGCTGGGGTCGAACACGTCACGAACAAGCATGAAACGAACGGCGGCAGTGCCGAAGAAACAGACGAAGAGCTTCGCCAGCGGGCAAAAGAAGAACTCGCCGAAGGGTCGCGGGCTTCTGCTCCAGCTCTGATTAACTCAGTGAAGGCCCTCGACGGCGTTACCTCTGTCAACATCTACATCATAGAGAACGACAGTGACTCCGACGACGACGGTTTCGAGCTAATCGTTGAGGGTGGTGACGCCGAAGACATCGCTGACGCTATCCTTCACACGATGGCGGCGGGTGACACCTCGTGGGGTGGCATCAACGGAGCCAAGGATTCCGCTTCTGCTGACCTTCCCAATGGACAAGCTATTACGATAGAGTTCTCTCGACCGCAGAGCATCAAAATCTCCGTCGATGCTGACCTGATAGTTACAGAAAGCTTCGATGGGAAAGAAGCTGTCAGAGACTCTATTGTGGACTACATTGGCGGTCTGTTCAGTTCAGGTAACGATGCCCACGGCCTCGGCTCTGGAGACAATGTTATCTACGGTGAAGTAGAGTTTGCCATCCGCGAAGTCGAAGGCGTCCACGACATCAGCAACCTAACAGTTGACACCCCATCGACCAACGGCAACGCTTCGAACATCAGCATCGGTGATAACGAGGTCGCCACTTCCGACGCTACGGACGGCTCTATGACCTTCAGTGTCACGGACAAGTAACGTATGGGAGCAACCATCACTGACGCTGAAGTCTCTGACTCTGGTCAGTACATCCTTCGGCGCATCCCCGGCTGGATGCCTACGGATAGGTCTACGGGCAACTTCAAGCTCCTCGATACAGTCGGCCATGCAATAGACCGACTTGACGACGACATTGAAAGCCTCGATAAGGCCACGACGGTTCAGGACGCAGAAACAGTTGACCAGCTTGAAGAACTTGCCGAGTTGGTGTCTTTGCCTGCAAAGCAAAATGAAGGGAAAGAGAAGTACCGCTCGCGCCTTATCGCTGAGTTCCAGCAGATGACCAATGAAGGCTCAACGCGGGAACTCATAGAAAACACTGCGACGATTCTTGACGTTGAAGAAGAAAAAATTGGATTTAAAAAAGCACACCACGGCTTGATTCAACTAACGGTCCCCGGAAACGCTCTTGACTCTCTTTCTATCAACAGTAGCGAATTTGTGAGCATTACCGGACAATTGGTTGCGGCGGGGTTCAATATTAACGCGATTCGTCGTGGGACCTTTACTTATATTGACGATAGCAAATATGGGGGTCCCTACGACTCCGCGAACGGCGGCTACGACCCCGGAGAGTTGACCAGTGACCCCGCAAAGGGTCACGATGGCCTCGACGCAAACGGCGACCCGAAGGACAACGGCGGGACGTATGCCGGATTGATAGAATGAAGACCAAACCGCCGACCTTATCGGTTTCGAAATAGCGGACTGCGACTCACCAAGTAACACATGGCATCTTACAGCACGAACCTCAAGAACTGGGGAGCGACTGGTACGGAACACCCGGACGGGTACAACTACCTCGAAGGTGAACAGCCCGTAGACGAGTGGGACAACTGGCTCAACGACAACCTCATCACGGACCTAAAAGACCACCTCATCCCGCTCACGAACAGCCGGGTGGAAACGGACTACGGTGCGAGCGGTGGCGAACCGCCCAGCCCCGAAGCCTCGCATCTCTACCACGACCAGGGCAACGAGCGCCTGGAACTGTGGGGCGCGGCGGCGTCTTCGTGGCGGGACCTCATGTTCCGCGACGGCGACACCATGACCGGCGAACTGGTCATGGACAACTACCAGATTAGCGACTCGTCGGGGACCGTCACGCTCGATGGGCAGGTCGAAGTTCCGAACGGTGGGGTAAGTATCGCCACCGGGCAGGCTTTCAAAGATGGGGGCGATGGAAAACGTGTTGAAGTTTTATCCAATGAGACGAAACTCTACGGCGAAGCCGGGTCTGACTGGTTTCAAGCGGCCAGCGGCGGCGCGAATGTTATTGCCCGGTCGGGGTCGCCAGCGGAAATCTACGACAACGAGCAGTCAGCGACGGGCGTCCAGTACGACACTGGCGCTTCGATGGGCGTTCTGCGGACGCCGAACGCTGGTGCAAGGGTCGAAGCAAACGGAAAACCGTCTACTGGGGAAGGACTCGAACTTCGGCACAATGTAGCTAATTCTCAAAGCGAGATTTGGTCCTATGATAGAACTAATTCTATATGGAAGTCGATGCGTTTTGGCGCTGACCTCTACGACTTTGCCAGCATCAATGCTGCTAACATCCGCCTCGCCACAGGACAGTCTATCGAGGATGAGAGTGGGACAGGTCGGATTAGTTTCGGCTCTTCGGTCACAGACATATTAGATGAAAACGGCAATATTAGATTCCGTGCAAATGGAGGAAACCAAACTGAGATTCGAGCAAGAAATGGTTCACCCATTACAATACGAGACAGTGAGGGTTCTTTCGATGCCGTACAATACGACACCGACACGAGCGTTGGGGAACTCCGAACTCCAAACGCCTTTGTAAACGTCCAAGGAAGCGGTTCTCCGTCTAATGCTGGTCTTCATTTCCGCTACGATAGTGGAAATAACTGGGGCCAAGTCCTTCCGAGAGACACGAATGGGAACAATCAAGAATTATTCTTGAGTGGTAGTCCTGTTCATATTAACTCAGGAAACCTCCGCATCTCTGGAGGAAACGTCATCGAAGGTGGTAGCGGGAATGAGCGGGTTGGTCTGTTCAGCGGTGGCACCTATATACGCTCTCAGGAAGGTGCGGGTCGCCCGTTCGTGCAAGTTGCAGGTGGCGAAATCAAGTTCGACGTAAACAGCGGGCAAAACATCAACATTCGTGATACGGGTGGGGGCTTCGATGCCGTACAGTACCTACAGTCCGATTCCGGGTCTGGTGTCCTACGAACGCTTAATGCTGGATTCGCTGTTGAAAGTAATGGACGGTCAGCTTCGAGCATCGGCATCCACTTCAGGTACGACAGCAGTAACAACAGGGGATTCATCCAAAGCCAGGACCTCGTTAACAACAACGCCCAGGACCTCTACCTCCAGGCGCTAAAAGGCGGTACGCTCCGACTCCGCTCTACCAGTGGCACCATCGACACGACCAGTGATGGTAGTACTCCCGCTGACATCCGCATCGGTACTGGGCAGGCTATCGAGGATGACAGTGGAACAAAACGGCTACAGTTTGCTTCAAATCTCACCCAAATAAAGAGTGAGAGTGGTAATAGGGTATTCCGCGCTCGGACTGATGGAAACGGAGATACCCGAATTTGTGCATATTCCAATTCTAATGTAGATATATATGATGAAGCAGGAAATTATACTGGTGTACAATACATTGCTTCATCCTCTACACCTGGCACGCTCGAACTGACGAACTCTACGCTGGCAGACTCGGCGGGCAACACCATCGCCCAGTCGGTCGCCGCAACGGGCGAAGTCACGCTCTCCAGCAGGGAGGCCGTCGTAGACACTGGCATCAGCACGACCGACGCGACCTTCTCGCTGGCGCTCGGTGTGGACGACCCAGGTGCCGACGCTGAAGTCTCTGGTCGGCTGTTTTGGGACGACAGCGCAGGCACCTACAAGGTCCGTATCGTGGAGCAGACGAGCGTCAACCCGACTGTCAACTACGACGTTGTTCGGGTAAGGTAACGATGAGCTTCCTGTTCAGCGCGGCAGACATAGAGACACTGATTGACAACTGGGAAGACGATGACTGGTCGGAATATACTGAGAACAACGGGAACTTCAAAACCCGCACATCACCTGTTAAAGAAGGAACTTATTCTGGTCAGATAGTTATAAAGGACTCTGAACGGGGCGCAGTTGGTACTTCTATGTCTGGCCTGGACGCTTATCCATCCAAAGGAGACAAATTCCAGTATTGGGTTCGACCTGGAGGAACAAGCAGCTATCACGCTACCCACACTGGATTCGGCGTTCAAAGCACAACCGTAAGCAATAATACACAAGTGCTTCCAGACAACTGCTATGTAATCGAAGTTCGTGTTGGTAACAATTTCACGCTGGAAAAGATGGATGGCGGGAGCCTCAGCGAATTAGACACTGTAAGCCCGTCACAGTCGGTTGGGGAAGAATGGTATCGGGTTGTCGTAGATTGGCAGTCCACGATTACCGCAGACCTATACACGTCCGGCGGCACCAAGATTGCGTCTGTTAGTGCCAGCGACTCTGCCTACGATAACGGCGGCGTTTGCTGTCAGGTGAACGATACGGGAGACAGCGTTTCAGTAAACGCTTACTGGGACGCCTGGGAGCTAATCTAATCTCGATAACTCAAAAAAATACATGACTTACTGCATCTGGAATGACTAACCCCGGCGCGTGGCCGGGTTCTGGACTCGATTGGTGTGCCGAAATGGGACACATAACGGCAACATCTGACGGCGGAGACACATTTGTATTCGAGTCATGACGGATACACCCGACCAATCCGGTACTGGTCGCATGGTTCATCTTCCCGCCTTCGGGGAGCTTACCTACCGCGAGTGGCACGGTCTCGTAGACGGTTTCTACGCCGGGTTCGTGTGGGGACACCGACAGTCCGACTACGAAAAAGAGAACCACTACTGGCGGGCCGGGTACATCTTCGGAACTCTCACTCGGTACGGCGGCTTGGTATTCGCGTATAAGAAGTTCAAAGAACTACATGATTGACCAAATCATCGACAGCGTGACGAATCATCCTCAGGAAATTCTCATCTGGTCGCACGGTTTTCTTGCGGCGCTTGCGCTCCGACGTGGCCGCATCGAAACTATCCTTGATAAGGTCGTCCCGACACCCGGCGGCTCCGGCGACAAGAACTGATGGGGAGTTCGTCCAGCGTCCGACGTGTGCAAAGTGCGGTTAGTCAAGGTACGGTTAGCAAATTCAAAAATGGCAAACGTAGAGTCCAACATCACGGTTAGCGGAGACGAAGATTCGAATATTTACCAGCGGCTTCAGCAGATTAACGACGAGCTTGAAGTCCTGGAGAACCACAAAGAAACGCTCAACGAATTGGGCTACAACTTCGAAGTGAATACACAAAACGGTGAATTTCTGGCGAAAGTTCAGGACCAATAGGGAGCATAGACACTGGTAGAAACCGATAAGGTCGCCGGGTGGGTCGGGGGCGGGGAGTTTGGCTTCACAGCAATGGCTACTCGGTGAGCGCAGTTTCTGCTTCTTCTCTAATGCGTCCAGCCTCGACCCTTTCGGTTGGCTGGCGTGTATCATCGCTCTCGACTCTCTTCATCTCGGACTTCACGAAGGCCACCTGCCGTGGACTCAACTCCATGGTTTCATGTGGACCTTCGCACTTATGAAGATACGCTTCAAGTCTTACTTCACAACGACAGAAACCCCCAGCAGGGCCAGAGACACTAAGTCTCTACCCTTGCTGGGGTCCTTTTTTATTTTTATATACAGGGTTAAACTTGTCTATAACAGTAGTACACCACAGGGACCTTATCGGTTTCTACATAACAGGTATAGTATAGTAGGTTTCCCCAATGGTCCCTATTATGGGGGCTTATTGGTGCGACCCTCGGATGGACCACTTGGGGAAGTGTGGCACCTTGTCACAGTAGACGACGTAAAGCCACGGGAGGACGAAGAGCGTAACGACGTTCCAGATTGCGAGCGCCGCCAGCCCGACCAGCGTGTCGCCCAGCAAGGCGGCGAGGGTCAGGATGATACTTCCCACGGCCCCGACTTGGAACGCCACCTCGTAGCTCCTGCGGGCGCTCACGGAATCATCATGGTTGTTCATGCCCGAACCTGGTTCAGAACAGAGTCGTCGGGCCGTTCGAGGTAGGACTGAAGAACGTCAGCGGTGATGCCCGCAACCTCCGACCGGAAGTCCTTCGTGTTCAGGTCATAGTTCCCGAGGAAGATAGTCTCGAACTCTTCCTCGATAATATCCTCGAACACGTCCTCCCACAAATCTTCCATAATGGACATCTCGATGGTCCGACCACGGTTCTCGTACTTGTG